AGGACTAGCAGCGACAATCCCGACGGCATTGCCTTGAATCGCTCCAGCAGCAGTCAGAGAGGTTGCCGCGCCAACACCACCAAGGCCAAGAGTCGTTGCCCCACCACTCCAAGCTGTGGTCACAGTGACATCAATGGATATCAGCTGGCTGTTTGCTGGGATTATGATATTTGTTGTTGTGGTCGTGGCAGTTTGGTCAATGGCTGCTGTTTGCGAAAGAACAGCAAAACCTGTGTTCTTCATGTCGGAGCCGACTGTCGTGCCGCTGGTTTCTTTTATCGTGCCTGATTTTATCGGGCCTGAGAATGTTGTTGTACCCATTGTAATTCTCCTGTCTGGGTTAAGTCAGCTGTTGCTGTCAGGATGGAAAAGGGAGGACATTTTGCCCTCCCCAAATTTTATGCTGCGCCTTCAGATCCGAAGACACCACGCCAGTCAGTGAAGCCGAAAGAATAACGCTCGCGAACTTTGTAGCGGACATTACCAGTCTCAAAATCACCTTCCATGCCTTTTTTCATAGGCGACCTTTGGAACATCTTCAGTCCATCAGGGACATCAGTCTGCACAAAGAATCCATCGGCATCAGTCAAACGACGCATGACGTGATAGCCTTTGGGCAGATAGCCGCCGGACTTAATCGCGTTAAGGTCATTGTCAGCTGTGCCTGTCCGGAGTGTTGACTCCAGCAGACGCTCCGCAACAAACTGATAAGCTGTCGGGATTATCAACTGAGTGCCTTGAGCGGCAATCCGAAGACCACGGTCGTCTTTCATATCAGAGATTTGAATCAAGATTGACTCTAAAGAAGTCTCTGAAAGATCCGCTGCCGTCGCAAGGACATTAGACTGATTGCCATTCTGGGTTGGGTGAGAAGCACTCAACAAAGTTTGACCATCGCCACCAGTAAACCCAGCAGCTTGCGCATTGTTCAAGACGTTAGCAGCCTTGATTTCTTTGGTCGAAGCCATCGACCGCGCAAGAGCTTTTGTGTAGCGAGAAGCGATTGAGCCATATTGGCCATCTTCTTCAGCTTCCTCGGTGATCGAGAATGCCAAAGCAATCGTTTCGTGCTGGTAACGTGCAGTCCACTGTTGCGAAGCAGCATCATAAGACACAGCCGCACCTTCACTTTTAGTGGGAGCGTTGCCAAAACCTTGCAACAAGACATCTTCTTCGAATGCCTTCTGCGAGGTGTTGCTTTCAAACACCGCAGCATATTCTTCTGGGTATCTGTCGTACTCAAGACCGAAGAGAGTGTTCAGTCCTGGCTCAAGCATTTTTGCAAATGATGCTCTATTCATTGCCATCGTTCAGACCCTCCTATATGCCAGCAGTGGCTTTGAGTATGTGCTCATTGATGAGCACCTCAACCACAGCATTTGTGCCAAAAGCATTGTCAGGAGAATCATACAGAGCAATGATCTTGCAAGAAGCAGTCCCTGTGCCCATTGTAGAATTCAACTCAAATGCAGAGTTACCAGTCAGCGTGGACCCTGCCCCAGCGACAACATCAGCACAGTTGCCGATATTGGTCACGGCAGGAGCACCGTCTGATTGGACTTTGAATACGGTGTATGGATCATCGTACACATATGCTATAATGTCTGTAGCAACTGTGCCTGATGGCCAATATTCACTGTAAACATACGAGCCATCTGCAGCGGTATAAGACACCCCAGCAAATACACCAATGTTGTTGGTTTCTGTTGCAGTGTGAGGTGTGATGACCCCATCTGCAGTCAGAATGCAAAGATCACCAGTGAAGATGTTCTCAGCCAAACCAGACGTAATGGTATACTTATTTGCACGAGGTGCATTACCGCTCATGTGGCGAACTGGGACGAACCCAAATGCGGCATCTACGTTTGCCATATTATCGCTCCTTAGCGTTAAAGGTTAATCATTCATGACAGAAACCGATCTGCCACGACTAACTTCAGACTTCCGATCTTGATAAATCGGTTGCCCATTGTTGCGTCCTAACGCATCAAGCTCTCCTGCAATTGATTCGTTCTGCTCTAAATTCCTTTTGTTGTACCATTCCTTTTGAGAGGCTCGGTCTTCAATAGGCATTTCACAGAGCAGCATTCCTTCAATTCCAATAGAACCTGCCCACTGGCCGTGGTTGATGGTCGGGAACAACTCATCTTTAACGGAGTCAGCAGAGCGTGGTGACCAGCCTTCGCGCATACGTTTGTATACATTGTCTGGCGAGTCTTTACCCTGAATCGAGGTTGTTACCCATCGTTGGACCATGCCAGGACGAGGCTTCGGTGCATCTAACAACGATGGTGGTTTCCATGCAGTCTTAGGACGAGCCTCTTCTGCACGGACTTCTTCGCGAGTCTCAGCTGCGCGTACATTGCGGGACTTTGTCATGACTTAGCTCCTTGCCTGTTTTTGAATTTCAGCTGCATATTGCTTCAGCCCTTTTTCGTCAGTGATGCCCAGCTCTCTGGCCATTCGGAGTTGATCTTGAGTCATTCTTGTCCTGCCATTTGTGCGAGGTGCTCCTGAACCGCCTGCAGTTGGCGCTACTGGTGCTCTGCTTTTTGCTCGTGGTTTGCCTTGCACTTTCCCCGAGTTTAGCTCGGGAAACACGTTTCGTAAACGAAAATCTAACTGATCGTAATATTCGTCAGATTCTTTGTCAAATCCTTCGAGGTCCAACTGCACATCAATCGCTCTGGCTGCGGCTGTTTCCCGCGAAAAACCATTGCTGTCGAACCATCTGTTTTTCTCCCACCAACTCATTGCTTTTTGCGGAGGGGGATTCTGAGCGGCCTGTTTTGCGCGACCCACAGTTGGGGAGGCTGCTTGTTGCTGGGCCATCTGCCTTTGCATCTCAGCGACTCGCATGGCTGCTCTCATGTCGGCCAACTGCTCGCTGAAAGACACTTGAGCTTCTGTGTCGCCTTCTTCAACAGCTTTGGAAAGAGCAGCACGAGTCTGCTTGTATCGCGTGTTGAATTGATCTTGGGCTTGGTGCTCATTGCCTTTTTCAAGACGCTCAAGACGAGACTTCAGCTGCGCTGTTTCTTCTTGGTACTGGCGAGCCTGAACCTCAGCTTCTCTGCGTTGGTCCACTAGCTTTTTGATTCGCTTTTGGACTTTGCCGCTGTATTCTTCTTCGGTGTCTTCTTTCACAGCTTCTTGCTTTTCCTCTGGGGAATCAGACTCATCTGTGACTTCAATTTCAAAGTTGTCGTCTTGGCCAGAAGTTTTCTTGGCCTCAGCGATTTCTTTCTCGAGCTCTTCGAGAACTACACTTTCATTCATGGCTTACCTCACTCCACATACGCTGCAATGCTGACGCCTTCTGGCAAGACCGATGTGATCTCGTCATCATTAAGCAGCAGCATCTTGACGCCGTTGATTGTTAATTTTTGACCTGCGTATTTGCCGTATGTTACAGAGTTTCCCTCTGTTGGCCACTGGCCTTTCCATGCTTGGCCTGTGTCACGGTCTCGATACGCCAATTCACCCATCGCAAGAATTGTGCCGTGGGCTGTGAGGTATTCTTCATTGTCTTTGGAGCTTTCCGGAAGGAAAATGCCACCTTTTGTTTTAGCCTTGGCTTGATTAGGCTGAACCAATACTTTCCAGCCCAGTGGCTTGGGGAACTGGTGCGACCCTAACGTCGCATTGGTCTGCTCATCTGTGATGAGGTCTTTTGCATGCGGATGAGACATGATTATTCATCCTCCTGATTCATTTTTTTCATCGTTTCATCGATCAATGCGCAAGCCTGTTCTAAGCCTTCCGCAATCCCGACGTTTTTGCTGTACGATTGAAAGTCGCTCATGCGGCCTTCAACCATCTCGCTAGCTATCGCTGTTTTCTGGAGCCGGATCTGCTTCTTGATCTCTCTGATCAGATCGATCATCGCTTTCCAATCCTATTCCACCGCCACCACTCATAGAAACACCAGTGACAAAAACTTCAACAACTTCTTCGGTCTTTTCCTTGGGCACTAGTACCCTTTCTTCTTTTTCTTCATAGTTTTCTTCTTCATCCCATGTTTCATTTTGGATCCTCCTTTGGATATAAGTGACGGGAAAGACGACCTGTTCATTGTTTATCCTCCTCTTCTCCAGAAGTCAACAATCGCTCTGGAGAGTGAGGGCATCATTCAGAATCTCCAGCTTTAACTAAATCTTTGTAATATTGTGTTTCTCGTAGTCCTTTTGATTCTATCCACTCTGCAACGTCTGCAGGGTTATAATCATTGGGAGGAGAAGGAACTTGATATGTTGGTTTATGCATCGGGAACAATTTTTCTGGATTCTCTGCCATAAAAAGTCTAGGTGTTATTTCATCACCATATTGAGATCCATATTCATAAACATCAGCCTGTCCCATGTATTTCTGAAGTGTCCCTAAAAACTCAGGACTCTCTTCAGCAATCTCGGCAACATCCTCCAAAGCTGAATGAACTGGGACTTCTCCCATTTTTTCTGTTGCAAATTCGACCATGCCAGGATTCATATCATTTTCTTGAAAATACAGATATTCAGCCATGTCTCTCTCAAGAAGCTCTTGTGGGGTGACGTTTTTCCCTGTGACAGCTCTATATGCTTCTGCTCCAAATTCTAATTCTTGGTCCATATTTTTAAAAAAAGATGAAGTGACTTCAGAAAGTGATTCAGCAACCTCTTCAGCAGACTCTCTCGCCAATGAAGAAGCATCTGGCAAAGCACCTGAGGCAATTTTGCCAGCAGGAATTTGACTTATGGCTCCTACAATTGGAGCTGCAACAGCTCCTGTCAGGAATCCTCTGCGGCCGACATCTGTATCGCCTTTGTCAATTACGGACTTTAAAAAATTAGTAACTATTCTTGATGTCGTTCCCATCAGTCAATGATTCCTTCTTTTTTAAACCACTCGCCAACTTCAGCTTTAGTCATGAAATAAGGCTCACCCATCAACTCTTCAATTACGTAATATGCATCATCCTCATAACCTGTTGGTGCTTGGGTTCCGAACTTCTCGAAATAATTGTCCAGACCTGCCTCGTCACTATCAAGCCAATTCTTAATGTTGTCACCCTCGTCAACTAAGCTATCAAAAACTTCATCAATCCCTTGAATGCTTTCAAGAGCCATATCAGCAGCCTCCCTCGGGCTGACATCATACTCTTCAACAACGTCATTTACTAGGTCATTAAAGCTGCGAGTTTTCCTAACACCTTCTGATAAAGCTGCAAGCTCTGAAGGTGGTGGGACTCTCTCAACAGCTGCCTTGACTGGAAGTGGAATATCATCAACAATCTTCATCACCGATGGGGCTGCGGCTGTTACACCCAAAGCAGACAAACCACCCATCACTTCTCTGCGATTCACTGTTGTTGGATCAGGCAGGTTGCCCAAAACACCATCATCGTCGTATTGTTGAGTTGGGACTTCGCCTGTGATCATCTCGTCCAAGTTGTCTTGAACTTTGTCAGCTGCGACGATTGCGTCAACCTTTTCGCTGCGTGGGACTGCAGCCTTTGAAGTGATAGACTTCAACCAAGCTAGAGCTGGACGAGTCATCGCTTTGGTCAAAGGGAATGCTTCAGCTACAGAGAATGCACCACCAACAACCCCAGCTAAAGCATCTAATTTGCTTTCAGCTGTTCCCAAGTCTCTGTAGGCTTCATTAGCTGCGAAAACCAATCCGGCAGGAGTGATGTCTGCAACGCCAAAGCCTTCCGCAATGCTTTGATTCGCGTCGCCTGTCAAATTTCCAGCGAACTTGCGAGCCTCATATGGGTTCATGCCAAGATATTCTGCGGCACTCGCAATAGAATTTTGAGATTTCTGTCTCCAGCTTTCCTCAGGAACATCAGACGGCCTCAAATAACCTTCTCTGAAAGCATCGTAAATTTCTGATGGGCTCCCCCCTTTGGAATAAACTTCTGAAAATGACTCTCCAGGAATTTCCGACATCTCATTTGAACGACCAATTTTAGTCGGGGCTATGGTGCCTTGGCGCATGATGTAATTCACCATGTTCTCATAGTTGTCGTCGCCAAACTTCTGTGGTGGGAGCTTTTCACGATCTGCGAATATGCTGGATGGTTCAACGTATTCTCTAAGTGGATCTGCCATCAGACTTGCCCTCCGGAAAGTTGTTGCGTGAGTATTTGTAGCGTCTCTTGGAAACCTTTGTCAAGCTCCTTGGCTGCCATGGCGAACTTGCGTGGACTGATCTTTTTGATCTTGCGCTTTTCTAGAAAGCTCTTCGCCGCACGAATCTCTGCATTGGCTACTTTTTTAATGGAGGATCTACTCATCTTGTTCTCCTGTGGATAATGAGCTCAATGCACCAGCAGCCAACGGCACAGAAGCGAGTATTTTGCCTGACTTGGCTTGTGCTGGGTCAAAATTTGCAAATTGCGAACGAATTTGGTTTGGCTCTAAAACTATTGTGCTCATAGATCCTGGATCTTCGCCTTTGTTCACATATTGAATGCTGTCGAACCCTTTTGAATTTAAAAAATCAATTATCCAGCGGTCTTTGCCTCCTGGATAAATTTCATCTGCTTCGCCGAATGGAACTCCATTAAATTGGAAATTTTCTGCAAAATATCTGTTATCAGTGAAAGTTTTTCCGTCTGGCTTTTCATATTTTTTGGTGACTTTTGCTGTGTTAAGCTCATCGCTTGAAATTCCATATTTCGATACAGCAAGTTGCTTGTTATTTTTATTTGGTGGGGTTGCACCGCTGATCCCAATTTCTGAAGAAATTCTATCCCAAATATTGTTTGCATCCCAAGAAGAAAGGGAGCCAGCATAAGTATTTTCTTTTAAAGTTAGTGGTCTTTCTGCTTTTAACCTAACAGGATAAATGGATCCAACCATATCACTGGATCTGCCTTGGTCCTGAACCGATCTCAAATCTCTCAGGCGTTCGTAAGCTGCTTCTGGTGTTCCAAAGTGAAAGAATTCTCCTGATTGTTTGAATTCTTCAATATCTGGACTTAATGATCCATGATAAAACACTTTGTCTGAAAAACTAGACAAAAAGTCAGCAACACCCTCGACTGTTTTTACTCCAAGCCTACTTAAAGCTGACATATCACCATGCCCTGCAAGACCAGTATCTTGCTTTTGTTTTTGGTCCAGGATTATCGCAGTTGTGACGAGACCGGAAGTTGCTCCTGCGGCCTTTTTGGTTTTTCTTGATTCGCATGTTTGGGTCGCCGAATGTTACACGCTTGACTCTGTCGCCATCCTTGACGTAAACCACAGACTTCTTTTTGCCGTAGCTCGTCTCACCCTTGCCGATCCTGCGAGGCTTGTTCAGCGTCACCTTTTTGCCTTTGTAGGTTGCCATCAATAAACCCTCTGTTGTTCTGGATCAATTAGCTTTGGGACGCAATATGCTGTGGCAATGTCCTTTGGGTAATATTCGCCATACCTCCGGACCAACTCCCGAGCATAATAGTTGCAATCTTCAACTCTCCAAAAGTGCATGTCTTCACTCACCAACTTTCTTTCTTGGCCAAGGTAAAGCATCAATGCGAAAACATGAACCACTCACTTGTGGACTTTCTGCACGTCGAATGATGCCTTTCTGACCGCACCCTTGTGGGGTTTGTATTCGCCTTTCATCAGCTTGAAACCTTTGCCAGACTTCATCCAATGGAATCCTTTTGGGGCATCAACTGCTTTTTTTGCCACTTTTCTTCCCTTTCCAGCTCACACGCTTCTTGGATGTTTTGCGCTTGGCTGCTGCTTTGGCTGACTTGCTTTTGCATTGCGCCATTGTTGGCCGACAGGCGGGATATCCTCGTTTGCTTTTGGTTCTGGACTTCCTGCCGCATGGCTTGCCAGTCTTGCAATCTACCCAGCCTTTGCCTTTGTTCTGGCTGAACCACTCCCTGAGGCCACCGCTGGTGCTACTTTTTTTTGGCACTTTTCTTACCCCAGTTTTTGGCACCAACCTTCCGACACTTGACAAGAGCACCAGACCCATACGCCGAAGGCCACGTGCCGCCTTTGCGAGTGTAGCGTGCTTTTACTTTTTTGTAGCAAGCGTCCTTCTTTTTTGCCATCAGTTTTTGCCTCTGTAGCCAGCAGCTCTTATTGCGCGACCTTGCCTTTCGGCTTCAGCCCTAGTCTTGTAGACTTTGCCAGACTTGCCCCAGCGATAGCCTCCTTTGACTTTGCGGACAGGCACTAATGCCCTCCGAGAATCTGGTTCATCATCTCATGAACGTCGCCATCACCTATCTTCATGACTTTGACTTTCATGTCGCCTTCCTCATATTCCTCTTCCTCTTCCATCATGCCATATTGCATCTGGTGGCAAAGCAAAAGAAAGTTAACAAGCTGATCGTCCGAAAGCTCAAGACCTTCAGCATCATGCGGAAAGCCCATCTTTTCTGCAAAAAGCTCCGCATTTTCTTCCATGTTTTCTACGTTGACTTCAGCCATGGTGGCCTCCTATTTCATCATGTCTCTATATTGTTGAGCTTCAATGTCGCTAGTGGAGCCGGAGCCGCTGGGCCGGAGCTTTGGGCGCATCCGAGCAACTTCAGCATCGCTCATTGAACCACTTGGCCCCATGCGTGTCCGCTCCGCAAAGTCAGCTTCTTGTTGGGCGCGAATGTTGTCGTACATCTTTTGATCTGCGGCCATGCTGGTGGCAGCTTCAGTAGGCATCGCAGAAACCATTGCCTCAAGATTCATACGTTCCATGTCACTGAGTGCACCGCCAGCGATTATTTCTTGCACTCTTGCCGTCAACTCTGGGGGAGCCTCTGCTGTCATGTCAGTGTTGGCTCGCAGGAAAGCCTGCATAAGCTCAAGGTCAGACATCGTACCTAAATTATCCATTATTTGCTTCTCCATTATAAAGGACAGACCAGTCTTTTTGCCCGACGAACAGGCCAATGGAGAAACAAATCGCCTCGCCAATGTTCTTGATTAGGAATCCTGAAAGTGTGCGCTTGTGCGACTCAGGCTTGACAATGCGAGCTATCTCTTTGGCTCTTGCCACTGTGAGGTATTCGAAAAGGTTGCTCAGAGACGTTGAAGACCGCATCCGCACGACCATCGGCACTGCCCAATGATGGTAACCACGAACTGTGATCGGGGAAAGTCTCTTGGCTGTGTACACGATGTCCATCCGATAAAGATCCATGTCCAGCTTGCCTTGCTTATAAAGCTCTGTGCAAATGACTCTGGAAAATCCACCATCTCCACCGCCACGCTCTATTTCTTGTGCGCGACTCTCTCCAGGACCACCACCATCAAACCTGTCCATAAAGCTAATGAACCCGCCATCATTGCCTTTTGGGTCTGCTGGAGCGGAATATGCACTGTCATCGCTTTTGGTGTTATACCTCACACCTCCTATTTCGACCTGATCGTTGATTGGGGCTGCTGGACCTTGATAATCATCTTCGTCGAAAGACCGTCCGAAAAGATTAGATGTGGCAGACCCAACGGACTGGCCAAGCTGATAAGCTGCATTGGACATCCCTGTCAAGAAGTTTTGATCGAGTGGATTCTTTTCGTTTTCTGCGAAAGTGATGTAACCGTCCCTGTCCTCATCTGCTCTGCGGCCACCACCAATGCCATAAACATCTCCAGCATATCCAGGACCCCCACCATCCCTACGATCTTTCAAGCTGAGATACTTTCCAGGATCTGGCTCAAAAGACTCCTCAGCTGGTGGTGCGCCATAACCTCCTGCGTCAATGGCTGCTACGTTGTACCTGCGGGAATCTTGGCGACGACCTAGGTTTATCGGTTGGCCAACCCCAACCGCATCAATGGCTGTTCTGATGTTGCTGAAAGTTGGAAGGTTGTTTTTGCCCAATGCACCCTCAACAAAATCACCATCTCTCTCTTGGAGCGTATCGAAAGACTCAAGCTGGGCAGTTCCAGCCTCCAGATCGCCAACAAGATTTGAGACGCTTGCTTCGACTCTTGGGATGGCAGCGTTATTCACAGCGGATTGTGTTGGCACGGATGCAGGAGGGTTTGGATCAACCATAGATGGTGGTTCCATAGTTGATTGATCCGGAACAACAGAGGGTTTTGCTGCAGGAACATTGCCAGCAACCAAATACTGGCCAGCATCTAAAAAGTTGTTTTGCCGAGAGAATGGTTCTCTGACACCTCTTAAAAATTGCTCTGGATCATACGCCACGCTGATCTCCTTTCGGCATTCCGGACATGAAAGACTCCAGCGCACCCATGTTTGGTCCTTGGGCTCTTGCTCGGATCTCTTCGACCTTGTTTTTCAAATATTCCATCATCGGGTCTGCCGCAGGTGCTGCGGGACTGGGAGGAGAAACCGCATTGGGTGGTGCTCCTGCGACAGCTGTTTGGCCAGAAAACTTGGTTGGGTCAATTGGACCCATGGGCAAAATGTTGCCGTTAAAGTCCACTTTTCATAGCCTCCATCTGGATTTTTGCTGCATTCTTTTCTCGCTCAAGCTGCAACTCTGCTTGGAGCTTTTGAACTTTGGCCTCCAACTCTGCTTGAACCTTGGCAGCTTGGATGTCCATGTTCTGGCGAGCCTTGGCTTGATCGATCTCGATGTCTGATCTTGCTTTGGCTTGGTCTGCGGCAATCTCGGATTGAGTGCGCTGTTGAAGAGCCTGAGCCTCCAGCTGTGCGAGCTGCTTGGCGTATTCCAAAGGATTCTGTTGACCGCCTTGTTGCCCTGCAGCTTGCAGAGCTTTGATCGGTTGCATCTGGGGAGCTGCAGCGACCACTTGGGCTGCGCGTTGCGATATGAGCATGTCCATCTCTGGATCGATGTCTTTCAAAGCGAACTTCGGATCTCTGAGGTTGGGCAATGGTGGGAGTGGCATGTTGATGCTGGCTTCCATCCGCTGGCGATACAACAACGCGACGTGCTCAGCAATGTGGGCGATCAATATTGGCTGCATCGTCTGGGCTGCTGGGTTGCCAGCCAAAGACGGATCTTGCATGAATTGAATGTGCACCGCAATGTGGGCTTCGTGATCTTGCTCTGGGAAAGCCTTGATTGGCTTGCCATACATGATCGACATGTTCTCGTCGATTGGGTCTGTCCTCGGAGCTTCTTCTGGCTTGATCAAAATCTCATCAATGTTCGGGATTCTGATGGCCTCATACATTCGTTTGTATGCTTCGTAAAGATCGTGCAGCTGCGGAGCTGACTGAGCCATTTGCAAGATTGCTTGAGCCTGAGCGATTCTCTGGGCAGTGCTGAATATGTTGGGGTCAGAAACCGGAATGATGTCGACACGATCGTCGAAGTCAGTCGCAAAGACTGTCTCGCTGGAACCAGCAACCGAAAACTGGAAAGACTCCTCGAGGTGCTCTGCATTCAGTTTGGCCAGCAACTTGAACTCTTGGCCTTGGGAATAATGCAGACGTTTGTGGATTGCGCTGAATGCTTTGGAGCCTTGCTCAATCAGAGCGACAGTTGACCCGACGGGTGCATTCGGGTTGACGTCTCCAACATTGAGGTCAGAAGTCGAAGCGAACCTCTGGCCAGCTTGGACGATGAACCCCAAAAGGTTGAACAACGATTGGCTTGGCTCTTTGAACGGCAATGGCATGATTGCTTTGTTGACGTCATCCACCGTCGCGTCCAGATCAACGAACTCTCCAGGATTGACATCAATCTCACCACCGCTGACTCTGCCCTTCAGCTTGAAGCCACCTTGCATGTTCGCAAAAGCTGCGGAGTCCAAAAGTGCACGCAACGAGCCTGTGGCTGCTCTGCCCAGACCGCCGATCATGTGATACAAACCGAAACCGTAGAATCCCAATCCAGGCAAGAACTTGTAGCTTACGAACCAGTCTCTGCGCTTTTTGTCCTCGTCGTTCTCGTCCCAGTTCCTGCGGATGGCGACGATCTTCTCAGAGTCATAGTCAATGGTAATGACGTAAGGCAACATGACAAGGTTCTCAGACTCTTCGTCCTCAATCCCGTCTATGCCCTCAAAAGCCTCGTAACAATGCATCTCCAAAAGAGTCATGACATCGTCGTCAGAGTCGTCGTCTTTGTCTATGCCTTCGATCCGCTGCGTGGTGTAGCCATCATCATCATCATAACTGTCCCCAGTGTATTCCGAAGGCAAATACCAACCAGCCGCGACATACCTGTTGTAGTCGTTTTTGGGCATTTTGATGATGTGGGTGTATCGTGGGGAAGTGTGAAGATCTTTGCTCTCTGGTGCAACAACAAAATCTTCAGCTTTGACAAACTGGCTGCATTGGCGATTGAGGTTGGCATCCCACCAAACCTTTTTGAACGTCTGGCCAACCAGTGGCAGGTGAAACAACATTTGGTCAAGGTCTGGGAAATATTCCGGCATCTGCTCCATGATTTGGTAATTCATGAATTCCTTGACACGACGAGCTTGATCTTCAGTTTCTTCGTTTGGCTCGCCAATGATGGTGGTCTTGACTGGACCGCCAGCTGGGTAAAGCTCTGCGATGGCTTTGGCGTTGAACTGCGTGGCAGCTTCTGCGATCAGCGGATGGACGACTGTGCTGAGGCCACGAATGGCTCGCTCTTCTTCGTTCTCGTCCATGCCACCTTCTGGGTCGAGCGTCAACAAGCCTTGTTTGTAGCGTTCTTTCCACTCGGAACGAGCTGACTCGTCATTCTCAAAATAACCTGTGAGGGTGCCAGCTTTGCGGGACGACTGCTTTTCGTCAATGTCCTCTGCTAAGTTTGCATCGAAGTTGCTGTCAGACTCTTCAATGGCGTCCAAGACCGGATCACCAATCAAAACATCCCCATCCGGCAAAGTCTCAACCCGAAGGTCATCAGGCGGGGAGCCTTCTGCAAATGGAATAACAGGTTCAGCCATACATCGTCAACCTTTTCCTCATGGGCTCGTCATCATCTTCGTAATCACCTGAATGGGTGACAAACCAGCCTTTGCGCAATCTCAACCACGCTTGCGTGCACGTGTCAACTATGTCGTCATTCTCAACTGCTGGGAATGCAGCACAGATATCAATTAAATTTTTAGCCCACTTCTTGCCTTTTGGAAAGTAAATTCTTCCATCCTCCAATAATGCGGAGCTTGCATGGGCACGAGCTTGCTTGTCTCTGTCCGGAGAATACTCAATTACGGGGACACCAGCCATGCGCAAATCTTGCAGCAAACTCTGGCCAGAAGCCTTCTTCTCGATCAACACAGCGTCTGGGTCGTACTCTTCATATGACTCTTGTGCGATCTTCCGCAGCTCTGGGTAAGTAACACGATCCCACCAAGCCTCAAGCACCATAGCACACATCGCTCCCCTGTGCCGGAAGACTCCCCACGTCGTGCGAGCGGAATAAGATGATTTCTCTTTGATGCTGAATGCTGTGTCCCAAGACTGCAAAACATATTCAATCTCTGGAAGCTCATCGCCTTCCCATGGAACCCACCACTCTGATTTCAAGATCCCACCACCTTTTGGGGCTGGCCTTTGTTGCAGCTGTCCGGCTGAAGCATATGACCCGAGGCTTCTCTCAAGATTGGAAAGAGTAGCTCTCCTTCCTTAGTGCGTGGGTCTGTGAATCCTAAGCTGGATCTGGTCTTGGTCGGGTGGCCGATCTCATATCGGGCTGGCAAGCACAAATGATCCCATTCATCACCAATCTCATTGGCCAATATGTGCCCTGTCAAGTCTCCCTCGTGCACTCTTTGCATTATCACGACAAAAGCACCAGTCTTGGGATCATTGAAACGTGACTGCATGGCTTGGTCCCACCACTCCAAAACTCCCTCTCGGACAGCCATCGAATCTGCCTCCCGAACATTGTGTGGGTCGTCAATCACGATTATGTCGCCACCCTCCCCAGTCAAGGCACCATCCACAGAGGTTGCGATCCTTTGGCCAGTGTGGTCGTTCTCAAACCGTTGTTTCTGGTTCTGGTCACCAGTCAGCCGGAAAGCCTCACCAAAATGATTCTTGTACCATGGGCTGTCAATCAACCGTCGACACTTAACACTGTCTCGGATCGAGAGTCCAGACGCATAAGACGCATAAAGGAATTTCTTGGCAGGAGCGAACGTCCAAGTCCAAGCTGGCATCGTGACCGCAACTGAGATTGACTTCATGTGTCTCGGAGGGATGTTGATGATCAAACGCTTGATGTCACCCTCAACAACAGCCTGCAAATGCTCAGATATTGCATCAATGTGCCAGTTGTCATTGAAGTCAGATCCTGGCTCAATCGTCGGCCATGAGCTCTTGGTAAACTCCTTCAGTGAGCGTCTCATCTTCTCCGCTCTGATCTCCGTCAATGACAGCGTGCTCAAGAACTCGTTCAATTGCATTAAGATCGTCTCCAGAAAGTCTGCTGATGTCTAATATTTTGCGCTCTTCTATTTGGGCTTTGACCTCCACAGCTTTGAGGTCTGGGACGCATTTGCCGAGAAGAGTTTTCGCCGCCATGACCCGCAACTCTGGGTCAGCAGCTATGGCTCCAGCTTTTGTTGCCAGACCCTCTGCGTCTTTCACGTAAACCGGAAACATCTCTTTTCCGGCCATGACAGCTGACAAGAACCCGACAGGGTCAGCTTGGCCCATGATCCAGTTGATCGTTGCGTTGTGGTTCCATTTGTATTTATTTTTTCTGCCACGGGAAACCTTTTGTTTGGCCATTGGCTCAACTGACTTGAATTTGCCGTCCCATGCCTCTGGCTTAACTGGTGGGCCATTGTTTATTGGCCTCTGAACTATGGTTTTCGGCTCCTTGGGCTTGGGAGGACGACCAAGTTTCTTTTTCTCTTTGTTCATTTTCTTTAGCCTTTCAACCTTGCTTGCAGTGGTCAACTGAAAAATAACTGAGCCAACTATCGCTGATCTTTGGGCAAAAAGAAACCCTCCATCTTTGCAGTGCGAAACCTAGCCGGATGGAGGGCAGTGAGGAGAAAGTAGTATGAATGAAAACACATTACTCTTTTTTGTTAACAAAAGCAACAGCTCTGGCCAGAAACAACTTAGCATCATGGACAGCATGCATTATCCGCAGCTGCCTCCTGACTTCTTGTTGTTGGCGCAACAGCTCTTGGCGTTGTTGCTCAGGACTCATTTAGGTGCCCCTTTTAATGGTGCATCATTTATTTTATCAGCCCTATCCCAAAATTTCTTTCTGTTTTTATAAAACATCGGCATAGGATCATCTCGGAAAACCATCCCAGCACCGTAATTCAATATTGATTCTGAGAAGTCTTCTTTGCTTATGAGGTGGTGTCTGATTTCTATTTTTCTCTCAGTCATTGGATGCATAATAGCCATTGGGGTCAGAGATGGGACTCTGAATGTCACTTCTTCTTTTTTTGGGCAAACAAGGTAATTCATTTCGAGAGATGATTGGTTTTTAAACTCTAATATTCCTGGCAAAAGAGTGAAATGTTCAAAAAAGTCTCTTTGGCTCCATGTTGGTTGGGTGTAGCTAAAATATATCATTTCCCGCATTTTTATCGCCCAGACAGAAACCAGTTTGATGTTGTGCCTTTTGTTTTGCGAGAAGCCTTCAAACTGTTCGCCAGCGTGCTGTTCAGTTTTAAAATCTTTGTTTGAAAATCTCCACTCATATTTGTTTTCTTCAATCGAGGCGACTTTTATCTCAAGCTCTCCCCAAAGAGGGACGACAATTCCTTTGCCGTAATATTCTGAGAATGCCCTGCAATTTTTTATTGTTGCGCCTTTGGGGCACGTTTTTGGCGTGTCTTTCCACCAGTCAGGGATGTGGTTTTTGCCTTCAGATATTTTGGCATGGTTATAAGCATATGTTGAATATGTATAACAATCCATGATTAGAGGCTTATCCTCTTTCTTGAACAGACCCAACGAAAACTCCATCTTTGAAGAACTTGGCGAAAGCGAAAGGATCACGCTTTTGACGACGACGCATCTCATCCGAGTAAGTCATCCGCTGATCGGCGTAATAGTTTTCCTTCTCAGGATTCCAACCGCGCATTGCTTCCCCAGCTTCACGACAATCTTGAATGACAAAAGCCAACTCATCGTCGGTGCACTTGCTCGCCATGGATGTCCACTTGGCGAACTCTGCGGCTGTTGCCCCACTCATTGGGACAACTCCATGTGCTTTTGGTTCATCGCCATGAACACCCCAGAAACCACATCAGCACCCTCGTCACCCAGACGAACCTGCCAGACGCCAGCCCAATCGGTGGCACAAACAACTGTGGCCTTGCGACCGAAGTAAAAACAATCCTCATCACGGATGATGATCTTGTCGTTGCGATTAAACATAAGCAGTTCCTTTCTCAAACCAACAGGGCCAATCCCAGCCAGCAAAGATAGTATCGCTTTATTCTGCTAAAAAGGCAACAAAAAAGATTCCCAATGTTTACAATCACTTGCAGAAGGTTCCCAGTCTCTGGGTTCTCGTCCCCAATCAAAACACGACTCTGGAAACGACTATTGTTGTTTGTTTGCAATCACTTGCAAGATTCGTAACCCACGTTCCCAGTCTTTTGCTGATTTTGAACAACAAAAAAATAACCTGAAATATTCCCTTATAGTAAAGCAAAAAAGGACGGGTCAGAAAACAACTGCACACAAAAGGTTGGTTTCGCTGGGAACGCTGTTGTTATAAAACAATAATTTTTATTTTTGCTTCCATAACAGCTTTCTTTGAAATTTTCTTGTTTTCTTTTTATTTTTTTGCAGGCATACTCAAAGCTCACTGAGAAAGGACACTCTATGCCTAAAGTTTACGTCGTCAATCGTCCGAGAGAAAACAAGTTTGGGTGGACCCCTGACTTGAGTGATGCATCGCGTTATGGTGCATTGGAGATTGTGTTTGAGCCCGAGGACAAGCCACAATTTGTCCCAGGACCATCCATCCAAAAAGCTCGGAGGATAATGAAAGATTTCGGGTCAGAGGATTACATCCTGTGGCCAGGAGGTGGTGACCCTATTGCTGTGATGGTGTGCTGCATGATCGCATCAGAAATGTCACCAGTCGTGCGCATCCTACGTTGGGAGCGTAATTTTGAAGAGGGAGACAGGGATCGCCGGAAAGGTTGGTACATGCCTGTTGCCCTCGAAATGAGAAAGGCTTAACATGAAAGAGCAAGTAGATCTGCTTGAGGACGTGGCACCTGCGTCCAATGAATTAGGTGCAATTTCTGACATGGCTCAAAAGATGTTCAACATTCAAGCTGAGTGTGAAAATCTGGAGATGCTGTTGAAGAATAGAAAGCTGGATCTAAAAGCAATCGCCGAACAAGACTTGCCTGATTTAATGCAAGAACTGAACATCAAGGAATTCACCCTGACCAATGGTGCCAAGGTGGAGATCAAAGATGTTATCACAGGCTCAGTCCCCAGTGCAGGTGCAATCGCACGTGCCAAAGGTGACACCCAAGACGAGCTGGCGATACGGCAACAACAATGCTTTGAATGGTTGCGCGGCAATGGTGCTGGCGACTTAATCAAGAGCAATGTTGAGGTCCAGTTTGGGCGCAATGAAGATGACGAATGCAATGCCTTCACAGAAGAGCTGCGCGAACGTCAACTTTATTATAAGCGTGCAATTGGTGTCCATCCGTCCTCACTCAACAGCTTCATCAAAGAGCGTTTGAGCGAAGGCAAAGACATCCCCCTAGATCTGTTCAGAGTTTACACAGGTCGCACAGCCAACATCAGGAGATAATCTTATGGCGAAGAAAGAATTAGCGAAGAAAGAAGAAAGCAATGGTGTGTCCATGTCTGTAATGGATATGTGGCTTGAGGATGCAGGGTCAGCCAGCGAGGGAATGTCCAAAGACGACATGATGATCCCACGCCTGTCCATCCTGCAACAAATGTCCCCGCAGATCAATAAGCGTGATGGCGCATATGTTGATGGGGCTGAAGCTGGCCATATCTATGACAATGTTGCCAACGAAGTCTATGATGGAGAAAGCGGGATCACAGTGGTTCCGATCAGTTATCGTCGCGCCCACATTGAGTGGAAAGCCGATCGTGGTGGGTTGGTTGCCGACCATGGCTCAGACAGCGCATGCTTGGACAATTGCACTCGTGGCAGTCGCGGTGAATATCTCACCGACGAAGGCAATGAGATTGTTCCCACAGGCGAATATTTTGTGTATGTTGTTGAGGACGAAGGGAACTATTCCCCAGCAATGCTCTCAATGAGCAAGTCTCAGCTGAAGCGTGCACGCCAATGGAACTCAATGATCAACCGTCTGCAGGTTCCCCATCCACAAGGTGGAGGAGCAATCAATCCTGCGATGTTCTGGAACGCCTACACGCTGTCCACAGTCCCAGAAGAAAATGATCAAGGCTCTTGGTTTGGGTGGAGTGTGAAGATGAAGTTTGACGCTAAGTCTGGCGGCATCTTGGAGAACAACCCCAATGGTACTGAAATTTATTTGGCTGCACGTGACTTCAAGCAACAGGTCGCATCTGGTGCCCTGAAGCCAACAGGCCCAGTCAATGACAATGAGGTGCCATTCTAAAACAACCCAGTGGGTTGTTAGGCAATCTGTGCTTCAACGTGCTTTCCATCTTTTCATGTTGGGGTGCAGATTGCCGACGATTCAGAAAGGAACATCATGCAACAAACAAAAAGATTCATGAAGTTGTTTCGTGGTTACGAACACGCACATGGACAATATCGAGTTCAGAAGACAGAAGCAGACGGCAAAATGTCTGGCCGTGCACTGACCATCAGCGAGCCAGCCACCCAAGAGAATTTTGAGTCTCACCTGAATGGTGGCGACTACATCCTAGGCATCATCATGCTGCGAGAAAACAACTCTTGCAATTTTGGTGTGATCGACATTGACATCCGAGGTGACGTAAAGCTCAACGAGAGTTTGGAGTCTCTGGAAGAAAAGATACGCTCCACCCCATTGGTGTTGTGCAGGTCAAAGTCTGGTGGCGCACATTTGTACTTGTTCTGCGAACCTGCCATAGCAGCCATTGACATGGTCGCCAAGCTCAACGAGTTTGCAGCTGGGCTAGGGTACGGTGGCGCTGAAGTTTTTCCCAAGCAAATCAGCCGCGCAAACGAACGTGATCGTGGCAACTGGATCAACCTATGTTATTGGGATGGCGACAAGTCTGAGCGGCATGCAATCCATGAAGGCAAAAAGCTCAACCTGAAAAAGTTTTTAGATCTTGCGGAGAAGAAGCGCACCACCTATGAGGCTCTGGAAAACTTCAAGCCTGACTTGACGAACAAGTTTGAGGATGGGCCGCCATGCCTTCAACACATAATGACCATGGGCTTCCCAGAAGGTGGACGAAACATTTCTTTGTTCAATGTGGGCGTTTATTATCGCAAGAAGAACCCAGACGATTGGCAAGAAGATCTGATGAGGTTCAATTACGAAAGCATGAGCGAACCCCTGCCCTCTGGTGAGGTCAATGGCCTGATCAAGTCTGTCAGCAAAAAAGACTATGCCTACACTTGCAAGCAATCTCCAA